TGTGGTCAAAGATTCGCTAGGTGCGTTTCTTGTTTTAAGCAACATATTAATTTGTGGACCTCCAGAAGTAACATTTGTTCCATAAAATTTTACATCAGGCATTATTCTTCTAATAAAAGCAAAATCATTACCGTCTTGCAAATCAAAGTCAGCGCTTTCGATAAAAACATTATCCATAGGCGAGCCATCGTCATCTTCGCCATTTTCATGTGCAAATATGACTCCATTATCAGTTGCTAAAGGACTGTCAAATATGTTTTGGTCTACCCATGCTGTTCTAACCAATTGTCCTATTGACCAAACACCCTCTAGGTAATTATAAATAACATATCTTGATATTTCTTCAGTGCCATCGCTTTCTGCTGGGTAAAACCACCATACTTCGTTATATTCTTTGTTAAGCACTGCAAATACTTTAAATGCTTGACTTAAATCTAAATCTTCCTGTACATAACTTAAAACACTACAAGGTAATTTTTGTACAGAACCTGTATAAGAATAAAAACCATCATCGCCCATCCAGAACACTCCATTGGGTGAATTTATAGCTGCATTAGGCCCAATCATACCTGTACCTTCATTTATTAAATTTAAAGCAAATGTTAGTGGCGGTCCTACGAACTGCATACTGTACATAGACGTATCAGTCCATATTAAAACTTCTTGTCTTGCTCTAATGCCACCTCTTATTTCACTACCTGAGGATAATCTGACAGAGCCTGCTGTGTTTGTAGTTTTAGGCTCAAACTCTGTAATGCTTTCTTGGTCAGAAAATACAACTAGCATTGGGTCTACTACACCTGTACGTGCGCCACTAGAAACAGGGTCAGAACCTAATACAATAACATGCCTATCAGTGTCACTTACAATTGTTTGTAGACCTACCGTAGGTGCTAAATTAGAGCCTGATAATGATGTTATATTAACTGCTCTTGTGGTCGTGCCGTTGCTTTCGTCCCAATAAAAAATACCACCCCCACGTGCATGTAATATTAAATCTTCTCCAAAATTATCAGCAGACCATAATCTTAGTTGGTTTGTAAAAGATAGGCTTGTAGATGAACCAAAGCCACCTGCACCCCATGTGCCGACACCCCAACCAGCAGCTTGCACAAAAACATCTAATCCAGTATTTAATTGATATGCGCCAACAACGGATGAACCACCATTGCCACTATCTGATGAGTTTGCAAAAACAGTATTATTAGATGTATCTTTTGCTTTTATTGTGTAGCTATTTGCATTGATTAGATTTGCAACTTGATATTCCTGATTAAGAACAGTGGAAGTTATATTTCCACCCAAACTTGAAGCACCACTAAATGTTACAAAATCGTTTTGCACAGCGCCGTGGCTTGTATCGGTAATAGTAAGTGTGGCGCATAAGACAGCATCAGAAGAACTGTGTGTTGCTGCTGTCGTGCTTTCTGCTCCCCTTGTTGCGCCTATTAAGTTATTACCAGAAACAGACGCATAATTTATAGTTTCGCTTCCTATTTGTATTGTGCCACTAGCAGGAAATCCTGTAGAACTTGTTAATGGAATAGTAGTATCAGTTGCGGTAATTCCAGTAGAGAGTGTGTTTGCTTTTCCAGCAAATGTAACATCTCCCGCAGATGTGGTTAATCTAATTGGAGTAACGTCTGCTAAATTGTTGCCTTCTAGTATGTTTGCTTTGAGATGCGTTCCGACAAAAAGGTATTTTGCACCATCTAATGAAATCCATGGAAATAATTTACGACAAGTGCCTAAGAATGTTGCTGTTGTTTGTTTTGTCCAACCGCCTATTTTTTCTGCAAAACCTTTTCTGAACCTTACTAAAGACGCATCAAACCAACCACCAGCATTGGTAAGATTGGTTCCTTCTTTGTCTATACCAGCTTTAAACTGAAACTTTGCAAACGGCATGTTTCATTTTAAGCTATTCTAATTATAGCCGTTGATGCTGCTTTTGCTGGGAATACTATAGTAAAGTCACCTGCTGTAGAGGTTTTATCTCCACCAAAGTCTATTGTTGCTACTGATTTATCACTGTTTGTATCATTGTAAATCATACAACCTCTTGCAGTTATTGTAGCTGTGCTGAATGTTAAATCAGCAAAATCAGTTACAGCAGTAGTTCCTGTGGCTGACGGTGTTACGTTGGTTAACGCTGCGCCACCTGAAGTATAGTTAGTACCACTTGCTTGTCCTGTTGTAGTAAAAGCAGTAGTAGTAGCACCAAGAGTAGCAGAACTTGTGTATAAGGCTAATTTAAAAGTGTTACCACTAGAATTTGTAAAATTATGTGTGCCTGTTAAAAGTTCTACTTTAAAACTTGTTGTTAGTGTTGATGATATTGCCATATTAAATACCTTTTATTATTTTTGCTAAATCCTCACTACCTCCTTTAGATAACTCTTGTATCAAGGTAGCTTTATAAGATTTTATAGCATTTTCAATATATATCAAACAAACTTTATAAATTAAATCTCTGTACGCTCTAGCTTGTGCTTTTACATGTTCTTCATTATCATCAGAAACACCAACTATTTTATCTGTCAATTGCTCTGCCCAAAACTCAGGCGGGTGTCCTCCATACTTAGTTGTTGAAACTTCTACCATGCCTAGTTCAGGCACACCATCAGGAGTGATTTTTATTACCATTTATTTGGCTCCGGGGGTTGTAAGTGACTGTCATACCTATCTGCCATTTGTGGCAAAATTTGTGTTTTTTGCACTTGTAATTCACTTATTTTTTTTAAATCTATGCCGTGTGGTCCAGCTACAGGCACTAATGGGTCTGCAAGCCTGTGATAACCATACAGCCTTTGTTCACCCGGTATATTCGTATCTAATAAAGAACTGCTAGACGCAACTTCTACCTGTATGCCTTTTTCCATACATTTTACCAACCAAAACTCTACGCACGCTCTACCTGATTCTGCAAAGTACAAATTGTTTTTATATGTAAAATCTATACCAAAAAGTTTTATATTTGCAACATCATTCCAATACGCAAAAGCTATGGCATACGCTACTGTGTTGTTAAGATAATGACAATTAGTTTCTTTAACAATTTCATGCACAGGATATTCCACAAGATTTTTACACCTTTTATCCTTTTGACATGTGTATATTGGCTTATTATGGTTTAGCAGAAGCTCTTTCATGCAATCTGTTTGACCACCTGCATCTTGCGTGTCTAAAAACCTACTAGGTGGGTCCATCATAAATACACGGTCATGAAATATAACTGAAGCAACTGCATTTATTGCCCACACCTCATCAAAGTGTACACTATGCGATTTTGCTAAATTATAATCAAACCAACTTTTGCCTAGACCTACAATAGCAACGGTTTTACCGTTTAATTTTTTTATTGGTTTCATCTCTCTCTCTCAAAAATGTAACTTATGTTACGTTTGTTCTTAGTGAATCATACCTCATTTCATCTCTTGTATCTCGTCCTTCACCGAGATTTTTTAACCTTAATAAACTTTCTTTAAACCTAGCTTCATACATACCAATGTCATCAGCAGGCAGTTTTAAAAATACTGCACCCTCTAACAAACAACCATACAATAAAGTGTCAGGCGCATCCGTAGACAAATACGTAGTGCCTGAATCTGCTCCTGAGGTCAAAGAAGTTGGCTTGGCCAAGTAATGTAATTCCATAGTGTAGTTGCTGTCAGGCACAGGAGCCACCTCAAAACTGCTTTGGTCAAAAATAGCATAATATCTAGGTGTTCCTCTAGTTGCAGTGCTAGAGACAAACTCTTTTATAAAAGAATTGTGCTTTAAATCTAAATAGTCGTATGTATTAGAACTAATTACTGCTAAAGAAAAAGGTGCTAAAAAGTCTGTTGGTGTTCCCAAAAATCTATTGTCTGTTGTGACATTACCTTGAACATTTTTTCTTTGGACAGGTAGTTGTACTGATTTAAGTATTCTTTCTTCTGCTTGCAATATTATATTGTTTAGATTATTTACAAACGTGGTTTCATCAGTTTCTAAGTAATCTTGAATTGCTGTTTTAAGTGTAGATAAAGTAAAACTCATGATGTTGTTATTGTAACTGTACCCAAAGCACTTGTCATGCTATCAGGCGTAGTAAGTTTTTTACCAATTATGCCTAAATCAAAATTTGTATACACTGTAAAAATTGTAGGTGAAACGCTTATATCTGGTCTTGGTTCTCTCACAGCTTGTGGGTCTACAACATTCGTTCTTGGCTCTAATTGTGGATGTTTGATTTCATAACACTCAGGACATGTTTTCAGACCGTTCCATTCTTTTCTTAACTCTTTTAAAAAATATCTAAATCCACATCTATCACAAATTGCATAAGGATTTTTATTGCTTGCAAAAGACATTATGCAATATTGTAATGAGATAAATCAGGTGTAACACGAAATGATGCTCTATCTTCATCAGTATCTAAAGCACGTTGAAATTCCTCATCGTAAATTTGTTTTAGTAAACCTGTTCTTTCAGGACTTTTTTTAATAGAAATGTAATAAGCTAAACCTGCTGTTAAACATGGATAAAATCTGAAAGGTATTTCAACAGTATTTGTAGCTGCATCAACATCGTCCATTCTAGTAAGCACATTTAAGTGTAATGTATATGTACTTGATTTATCAGGCGCAGGATATACTTTTATAGTCGGAGTGATTTGTTTATCTATAAAGAATTGTAGAGGTTTACCTGTGGATGATTTATTTGGTACAGCAGAATATTCACTTCTACTTAGCCTTGTCATTTGTATATCAGAGTTTTCAGAATTAATTGTTTCTCTTACAAAAGCATCTAATACATCAATTGCAGCAGTACCAGTGCTACTATCTACATTATAACTAATAGTGTCTTTAACCATGGTTACCGTTTTTTCTTGTATAGTCCACTGATTTAAACCACGATTTGCCCATTCTGCTAAAAGTAAATTTAAACTTCTTCTAGCCGTTCTAAGGTCATAAGCAGTTCTAAGCTCTAGGCCACATCTTTCGAAGGCCTCCTCGATATAGTCTGCAACATCAAGTTCGAAGTTTTTACTATTTGACAGTGACATTACTTTTTCTTTTTAGTTTTTTTTAAAGTTTTTTCTAATCTAGCTGCTTGGTTTGCATGCAACCTAGATGCTTTTTTTAGTTCTGCAATCATTTTGCGTTTTTGTGCAATAGTTAATTCAGCCATAATTTACTTCTTTTTTTTGGCTGAGCCACCTCTACCAAGTTTTTTAACACCTGCCTTGCCTCCACCCATCATTTTTTTAACACCAGCTTTTCCACCGCCCATCATTTTCTTGACGCCAGTTTTCTTTTTAACACCTGATTTGGCCTTGCCACCACCTTTCATTTTTTTGACACCAGCTTTACCGCCGCCCATCATTTTTTTGACACCAGCTTTACCGCCGCCCATCATTTTTTTGACACCAGCTTTCTTTTTGACACCTGATTTAGCCTTACCACCGCCTTTCATTTTCTTAACGCCAGCTTTGCCACCACCCATCATTTTCTTGACACCAGCTTTAGGCATGCCGCCTTTTCCAACTTTTACAACACCTGATTTAGGAACTGCGCCACCGCCTGCCATTTTTACAGCATTGCCTTGTTTCATTGACTTGGCTAATTCTGCTTTGTCACCCTTAGATAGACTGCCTACCAATTTTTTTAAACCCTTTAATTTGTTCACGATTTACTCCTTCGTTTTAATATATCTTGGAAATCTTTTTTATTCCAATTATTATAATACCCTATTTTTTCTAATGTTTCAGATGCTTTATTTAATTCATCTAGTTTTTGCATAAAAACCATATTATAACTTTCTTCAAAATGTGGTTCAAAATGCTCTTGTTCTACTACCTCTTTTTCTTCATGTTCTTGATGAAAACCCATAAGCCATAAATTTTTATCATTTAAAAAACAGTTTAGCAAAGATATTCTGCTATCAAAATTATATACCTCAACCTCTGAATTCGTATCACAATAAATGATTACATCTTTATCATTTGGAAAATTTTTTCCTATTTCAACTAAATCAGACCAATACTCACATTTGCTTAATACAACCTTAACTTTATTGTTTGCCCAAGTTTTTTTTGCGTATGGGCATATTGGCTTATCTGTTTCTAAAACTTCTTTTGACCAATCTCTTACTTCTTTTTTTATTGCTGCTTGGCTTATCATTTTTTCTTTTTAACAAAAGTTTTAACATTTGTAGGTTTGCCGCCTACACCTTGTTTTCTTGCTCTTTTTCGTCTTACAGCAGAACGCTTTTGTGATTTAGTCATACGATTGGCAACTCTTTTTGGCACACATTTAGGATATTTTCTTTTAGAACCTTTAGCTTTTTTTCTACCGCACTTTTCATGGCCACCACCTTTCTTTTTTGAGCCAATATCAACCCAATCTTCAGCAAACCACTTGGTTAAACCTTTCATTACCTACCACGCATTTTCGTTCTTTTTCTTCTGTTTTGCATTATTGCACCACAGCCTTTTGCTATAAAACCACCATTACGAGCGTGTATAACGCCACCATGTGCTTTACCTTTAGCGCCTTTATAACCACCACCACGTTTTTTATAAGTTTTTACTAGCCATGCTGATGCGTATGCGCTGGGAAAAACATCAAATTTGCGCTTAGCTTCTGCTTTTACTCTTGAATATAATCCGGGATTTGTAACATTACTTGGTACACTAGATTTTTTTGCCATAATATTTACCTTCTTTTTCTTTTTTTCTTAGCTTTACTTAATGCTATAGCCACAGCTTGTTTCTGTGGTCTACCTTCTTTTTTAAGTAGTCTAATATTTTTACTAATTGTTTTTCTGCTTTTACCTTTAGCTAAGGGCATCTAACACTTCCACCTTCTTCTTGCTTGTCTTATCCTAGAATTAGGATTGTTTCTTGTTTTTGCTGAACTTTTTTTAAGTTGTCCCAAAGACCTAGCACAAAAAGATTTACGCCTTTTAGCAGCTTTACTACCTTTTTTTACTTTGCCTGTAACTGCTGTTTTAAGCTTAGAACCGGGATTAGCCTTTCTATAAGCAGCCACACCTTTTTTAGTCATGCCAGCACCAGATTTGGTAGGGCGATAGTTACCGCCCTTACCAACTGTTCTTCTTATAGATTTTGCTTTTCTAGGTTTTGTTTTAGCCTTAGCCATTCATCTAATAATTCTTAGTTAATACTAAAATTATAGAGTAAGTGTCACCACTAGAATGTCCTTTGGTTGTAAAGTCTATATCACCTGTTACGCCGCTACCTGCATTATTAGGTATGCCTGTAAACAAATCATAATACTCATCACCTGTGCTATCTGCTGGTAAACCTATAGCAAGCACATTTGAAGTTGCATCAAACTCTATATTTACTCCCATACCTGCACATGCCCAGTAGATTCTTGATATAGAAACAGAAGTACAAGCTTCACCTTTGTCGTTTTTTTCTAAAGCTGAAACATCTACCTTTTTAACTGCGCTTTCACCTGTGCCATCTGATACGTTAGTAAACTTCAAAATAGCCGTTCTTTGGCCATCCTGTATGGTTTGTGAAGTTACTGCGTCTGCCATAATTTACTCCTTATGCGTCAGCAAATGGTGTAACTATTGTGCCTGAGCCTAAAATAATACCTTCTACAGCATATTTAGCACTTGCCATAGCAGTTACTTTAACAATACTACCTGCTAATCCGCCTTTTGTAGAACCATTCATAGTAATTACATCGTTAGATGCACCTGAGATAAATACTTTACCTGAAGCGTCATCTTTACCTGTGTATAAACCGCCAACAAATTTATCAGTGCCGTCAGTCAAAATATCCATGTCTGTAGCTGCTGTTTCTACTACAAAGAAGAAAGAAGCGCCTAGATTGTTTAATTGATTTGGGTCTGTATTGTCACCGGGGTCAGTTGTTACTATGCTTGGTAAAGTGAATTTACCGTCTGCGTCATTACAAGTTAAAATTTTACCTGCATGTGCAGCAACTGTTAATGTAGTGTCTGCTGTTAAGCTAACTACTGAAGCATTACCTGCTGTTATAAATCCAGCTAATGATTTAACTGGACCTGAAAATGTACTCTTTGCCATATTAAGTTCTCCTTAATAAATCTATCGTCTTGGCTTGTCTGCTAGGTCAGTCGATAGAATAGTTATTTTTCCTAGACTTCGATTGTATATTAGTTTATTGCAAAAAAAAAGGGAGCTAATGCTCCCTTTATTGTTTAGAACCTTAGGCTCCTTGTGAAGCAAATACTCCACGCCAGTTAGATACACCAAATGAATATCTTTCTCTAGCTCTATATCTAATGTTACCTGTTGAAAATTCAGGCTCCATTGTGGTTTCCATAGGTGTTCTGTTGAACATCTTTAAACCTTCTCCATCTTCATTTACTGATGTAAGTATGTAATACGCATCAGGGTCTGTGAGATAGTGATTTACACTAAATCCATTAGGTATTGAAGATTGATTCTTAATAGAGTTAATATCATTGTCTGATGTAGCTGTTCTACCCGGTGTGTTTAAAAGTCTATCAGCCACGAAAACGAGCTGTGGAGGGACAATTAATTTGTCTGGGCGAACTGCTATAATCAAGTTCTTATCATCAACAAATGTTGATATATCAATAATATTATCTTCTAGTGAAGTTTCATTTAGGTCAGCCATAGTTGTTGCTCTGTTACGAGCAGTACCACCACCCACTAATGGGTGTGCTGTGGAAACTAATGGTTGTCCATCACCAATAGCAAAATTAGTATCAAACGCATTATTTAATACATTTGCACCTTTTACTTCTTTGGTATGTTGCATTGAACGTGCCAATGCTTTTGTGTATCTACGACCGAGTTGGTCATATAAATTATCTTCGATTGCCTCTTCAGTTAAAGAGAAAGCAAGAGCCACAGTTTCGTGTGTATATCTTGCAGTATATCCTTCTGAAGCATTATCAAAGCTAACGCCAGCACCCTCTTCCTTGACAGGAGCAGCACCAAATCCAACTACTAAGACCTCTTCTTCAAAAGCTCTGTCTGAGTCTTCGATAGAAAATAGTTCTTCGTATTCGTTTTGATATTCGTCATATTCAAGTCCAAAAAGTGCATTTAGACCGGGTTCAAGTTCTTTCGCTAATTGCGCTCTACTTATAGCCATCTAATTACTCCTTATGCTAATCCTGCGCCTTTTACACCGCAGATATGATTTTGAATAACAACCAAAACATTTGTGTTAGCTGAAGCGACATCTGAATTTTCAGGGTCTTGGCTAATGTCTATTGCCTTTAAAGGCAAACTTGTTGTAGTTGCACCTGTTGTGACATCTAACTCTGCTCCTGAGATACCTGTTGTGGTACTTCCTGAGTTTGTGTAAACGATGTCAAAATTACCAAACAGGTCGGCCACTGGGAAAGTGTCGTCTGCTTGTATTTCAAAGACCGTATTAGGGTCATCGTGTACAAAAGCAATAATATCTGAAGCATTAGTGCTTGCAGGGTAATGATTGCTAAATACTTGCTCTGATGTTGTTGGGTCTGTGAACATACAGCCGTTGAATACGCCTACAATAGGAACAGTACCTCCATCTGCATGGATTTCAATGCCACCGCCAGTAACTTGCGCTACCAAGTCGCCTTGAAAGATATTTGTTCCGTAGTTAGCTGCTATTCTGTATCGGCTTTGTCCGCCTGAATAGGGTGAGCCACCCATCATTCTTACAGGTTTAAGACCAAATGAAGCGTCTTTATTCGCCATAATTCATCCTACCTTTTTTTACCAAATGATACATTAGATTTTCTATTAGAATCATACTTCACATATCTATTATTGCCTTGAACCTCGTTAAACATAGAATTATCTAGTGCTTCATTCTGTTGCACGTTTCTTTGTTTGTAGTGTTCATTACGCTCATTAATAGTTTCTGTTGGTATTTTTGCTAATATCAAACCACCTACTGATATGACTCCTGCGTGTCTTCCATGCTCAATAGTAGGTAAAGGAAAGTCTGGTATTTCGTCTTGTCTGACAAACTCCCATCCTTCTCTCATTCTAGCAGAAACATTGTTTCTGTCTTCTATTCCTACATACTCTGACCTAATCCATCGGTACTGATAGCCTTCTGGCGCAGGTGGAGTTTCAAGCATCCTCGCAGGTTGCCATGGTTTTCTTCTAGCGTTTTTATCGTGTTGCTCATCATCACGAGATTGGCGTGTTGTATTTTCAATCGCATCTATATCCATTATTTTGCTCCTTCAAGTTTAACTATTTCTTTACCTACTCTTTTAAGCCACTCTTCTTGTGACATACCGTAAGGTTTTAAATTACTCTTTACGGAAGCATGGTTAGAACTAATTTTAATACCGCTTTTCTTCCCTTGTGTTCCTTGGCGACTTCCTGAGGAAGCAGAAGCTACTCGTTGCACAGTTGAGTTGGCTTCTTTTGATACGCCGCTAGGCTCTGCCTGTAAATCAGGATAAACCTTTTGTAACCTTTTGTCTAATTCTTCGTAGTATTCAGTTTCAGTACCATCATAGCCTTCACTCAATAAGTCTTCATGAATACCCATAGCAGTGTAGGTTTTGACTCTATCTTTTTGAAACCAGTCATTTTTTTCTGACCATTCTACTGCTTTAGCATCAGGCTTAGGTTTATCATACACTTGTTGTGTAGTATTTGGTACATTTTGTTCAACAATTGTCGCATTTTGTTGTTGTGTTTCTAGCTGAACTTTTGCCAATCTAACCCTTTCTTCTTCTAAGGCCACTTTGTTGAGTAGTTCAACGCTTTTGACTTCTAAATCAGGGTCATTAGTTTCTCTAGCTTTTCTATATAAATCTTCAGCTTGTTGTCTTTGTGAGTTAACTCTGTTCTCATATTCTTCTGTGTAGTTTTTATCTAACACAGTAGCTCTGTTTTTTACTGATGCGTAATCATTGGACAACTTAGCATATTTAGATTCAGCCTCTTCGGCTCTCATTTCTGCTTGTCTTATTTTATCATTAAGCTTGTTAATTCTTTTTGATACGCCTCTTGTGTACTTATCAAGTTCATCGTCACCACCTGAGTTGGTATCGACTGCTTCTGTTTCGCTTGCACTTTCTGTTGTTTCTACAACATCAACAACAAGCTCTTCTTCAGCTTGAACCTGATTATCTTGGTTTATTTCGCTCATATAATTACTCCTTATACTGAAACAATGTCATCAGGGTTTAAAATTGTGGCTATGACCTCATCATCATTAATAATTCTGACTTCGCTTTCATCAGCCAACCTAAACCTAGAGCCTGCATATCTACCTATCATTATCCAATCGCCCTTTTTACACCACACAGACGAAAATCTTTTTTTATCTGCGTAAGCATCAGGACCAACTGCAACAACGTAAGCAACAACAGTCGCTAGGGTTTCTCTATCAATGGTTTCTTTAACCAATTGTATGCCACCTTCTGATACTCCCTTACCTCGATAAGGCAACACCAGTAAACGCCAACCCGTAGGTTGTGGCATGCGTTCTAAAATACTTTTATCTAATAAAGTAGGGTCAAGCACTCTCTTGTCCTCTTCTACAAATGCTTTGTCTAAATTTATGTTCTCTTCAGCAGACCGTTCTTCCACGGCATTTTGTGACTCACTCATCGTTGTAATCTCCTTTTTCATGTAAGTGTTCTTTTATCTTATCATGAATATACGATAATGAAGATATTTCGCCCATTAAAAATTGATATTTTTCCATATCTTTGATGCCACCTGTCATTAATATGGTTTTTATCTGCTCCTCTCTTTCATTCAAATCTTTACGAATTGCATGAATAAAATCATACATGTCCATAATTTAGAATATTCCGCTAAAGTTATTACCTCTTAAAGCAGCACCTTTACCTCTGCTTTTACCTTTACCATATCCGGGATTGTGCTTATTGTCAGCCTTTACCTTTTTAGGTTGAGACAAGGGTATAGAGCCTTGTCCTTTTATAGTAATTGAAGTTTTCGCTTTCATAATTTACTCCTTGCTTTTTGTAGTTTTTTTCTTAGTTGTTTTTTTCTTAGCTACTTTCTTTTTAGCTGGTGATTTTTTAGTTTTTGCTTTAACAACAGTCTTTACTTCTACAGTTGGCTCTGTCGCATTGGCCTCTTGTGCTTTTTCTTGTATTTTCTTTTCTTTAATTTGTTGTTTAATTTTTTCGTTTATTGAACTTGTCATTTATTCATCCTCGCTTGTAAGTCTATTAATTTTAATTCTGCTTGTTGCTCTAACCTTTGTTTTGCAATCTCATTTTTTTCATTGCCTATGTTGGCTTGTTGTTCTGCTTTTTGCTGTTGTATTTGTAATTCAGCGCTTTTTTCCATTGCATCTTGTTCTTCTTTTGCTACAAACTGCTCATTCTTCATATTAAGCTCTTTATCACGCAAACCTAGTTCTTGTTGTCTAATAGCAACAAGTGGGTCATCTTGTTGTGGCGGTTGTACCGATGCCAAAAATTCATTAGATAATTGTGCCAATATTGGCGCACTGAAACTTTCTATAATACTTTGTATTTGTTGTTGTAATGCCATTTGTGATTGTGGGTCTAGTTGTTGCATTTGTTGTGCGGCACCTTGTATTTGTTGTTGAACCTCAGGTGGCATTTGTTGTTCTGCCATTTGATTAGCCATAAATTGTAAATGTTGCATTACATGAGCAATAATAATTGATTGTAATTGTGGGTTTGTTATGACAGCTTGCGTTAAAAATAAGCTTTTATGTGCTGCAACATGAGCTTCGTGATTTTGTTCAGGAAAGGCTTGTTGTGGTATGCCTTGTAGTAAACCGCTATTTTCTATACCAGCATCAACAGGCTTAGGTGTATTGTCTGCGGGTGGCATTAATAAACTATCTATGTTGTCTACACCTAGCGCTGCATACATTCTACGATATGCTTCATAAATACCTTGTGGACCGTGTAATTGTGGGTTTGATTGAACCATGGTTAGTAGTTCTTGTGCCATAATTACTCTTTGGCTCATAGAAAATATATTAGGGTCTGAAACAGGAATTACATCTACTCTATTGTCAAAGTCTTCTATTTTAATTTCTTTGGGACCGCTTCCTGTTTCGTAAGGGTATACAGGCGGTAAGAACTCTTGAAATATTCTTGCTAATATTTGAAATTCATTTTTTTGAGAATAATGTAGTCTTTTATGTATTGCACTCATTACCTTGGTGCCTTTTTCCAATAATGCGACAGTTGTTCCAACAGGCATAGCAGCATTGGAGTCACCAATATTCATATCTGCTATTGCAGCAAATCTTTTACCTGAATCAACCAAAAGACCTAATAATTGAAATAGTACGTTACTTGGCTCTTTGTATGGCAAAGGCATTAATGAATCTCTTAGTGCGCCGCCCGGTGCATCTACATCTCTAAACTCACCCGGTTGTAAAGGCGATGCCTCATCTCTAATTCTTATACCACGTGTCTTAAATCCTGCTGGTAAGTTGCTTAATGTTCCAGCATCAATTAATTGTCTAAGTATTGAGGTTGATGCCTTCGATAAGCCACCAATCATGTGTGATAAACCTAGACCATAAAAACCAAGTCCCGGTAAAAATTTATATTGCACAAAATAATTAATTTTATTTCTGAAAGTATCTTGTGGGTCATAATTTCTTCTTATAGATAATATTTTTTGCGAAGCATCATCAATGGTTATGATGTATGGTATTTTTAAACCTGTTGTTTCGCCCATGTCATTTACATCTTCAAAGCCTTCTATTTCTGCTACTGTATGTATTTCATAAAGTTTTCTTTGTTCGTCTTCTCCATAATCAGGCTCAACGCCTTGTATTTTGTCAATTTCTTTATCTATTTCATCACGCATTATACTATCGTATGGTTTCAACTCAGTATCAGCATAGAATCCTGATAATTGTAATTTTCTAACCTCGTTATTACTCATTGATACAACATGAGTGACTCTTTCTGCGGACAATAAATCAGTTGCGTTGTATGGAACCAATAAGTCTTCTGCTGGTATAAACTTAGACATAGGCCTACCTTTCGCAGCATCGTAGTAAACTTTTTTAAATGCACTGCCTGAAAGTGGTAAATAAAACAAAAGTTGGTCTAAATCAGGGTCATATTCAGGCATTTCGTTCATGATGTAATAATTCATAAACTCACCTACTCTTTCTGCTTGCATTTCAGTATTAGCGTCTCTTTGCCCTATAACTTGCGTTTTAATAGGTCCTTGTGCTGGTAAAAGCTCTTTATACGCTTGTGCTTGAAATTGTGTAACAGCTTCTGACAATATTGGGTGTATGACACCACTAGAACCCTCAAAAGGTTGACTTCTTTGTTCATCGAACCTCATTCCAAGGTACTTTAAACCATCTGTATAAGTTTTCTCCCACTCTTTTCTTGATTCTTTGTCGTTTTCAACTGCACTAATTAGTTTAGATGACATAACTCCTAATATGTCATCATCTAAATATTCTACTAAATTAGCATCAAATGGTATCTCAGGACTTGCTTGTTCTGTTGGCTCGTCAAAAACTATCTCGTCATCTGTAATGCTTATTTCTAAAGCCTCTAACATTTGTTCGTCAAATGTAGGCGATGGAGTAGCTACATTAAATTCTTCAGTAGGAACATTAACAGATTTTGTTTGGTCTTTAATGTCAGGATTATCTTCTGTGCCTAATTTTCTTTCTGTAACCATATTATCTCTTGTATTTTTTTGATTTTACCTTCTTGCCTTTGTTTTTACCACCTGTTCTTGGAATTAACCCTCGTGCCTTTGCAGATGCTCTTTCACTAAATCCAAGCTTTTTGCCTGATTTTAATTTTTTTTTAAGTGTTGATAGTTTTGCGACCATGTTTTCTTCTTATAATATTTTTACCACGCTTGAATATGGCAGCAATAGCTTTTTTACCCATAACCTTTGCTCTTTGTTCTGCTACAGTTAGTATTTGTATTTTTCTAGCAAATGGTTTTCTTATATTTGTGACTTTTTTTACTGTAGCTTTTGCATCAGCTTGTGTTGCAAACTTTATAGGCACGGTATCTTTTGGGTTTTCATCTGTATATAAACGTCTACCACTACCTTTTGGTTTTTTACCTGTGCCTTTAGCTGGGTCTTTTATTCTTCTTTTTACCATAATTAATAGTAAGATAACTTTGTTCTATCCATTTGCATGTCATTTTGATAATCACTATCTAGTTCTACTAAACCACCTTGTCTTATTCTCATCAAAGCCATTGTGGTTGAATCACAAAAGTCGTCATTTTCTCCATACGGAAAAGCAGCTAGTTCTTCAATAACTTCTTCTGCAAAAGCATCTTCTGTAGCATATACCATACCACTTTCAAACATAGGTGCAATAGAGTTCATTCTAGCAACTTTATCTTGGCCTCTACTCGGAGAGTAAGCTTGTACAGGTATACCTATTTTTCGTAATTCTTGTGTTAGTGGTGTACCACTAGCTTTTGCCTCTATTAAAACTATATCAGGCTCCCAATATTTATACTCTTCTAGTGCTATGTTTTTAAGTTGTGGAAAGTCTACTCTATGTCTGCTTGCATCTAGTAATATTATCGCTTGTTCACTACCATCTTCGGGGTCAAATATTCCCCATGTCGTTATTGCAGAGTAGTCTGCTGTTTCCTTTGCACTAAAAGCCGTATCGTAACTTTGCACTATACATTGACAGCTAGGTATAGATTCATTGTCCCAAGTCTGCCACCATTCTCTTTTAACTATAGAACCACTTTCTGCTGTGGGATTTTGCATCCATTGTGCGTTCCATTTACTAACAGGCAAGGATGCTTTGACAGATAATAGCTCTTCTTTTTTCCAAAACTCACTCCATAACGGTTCATCAGATTCAGGCATGATTGCTGGAAACTCTACAACTTCCCATTGGTCAGCGTGTGTTTCTGATTGTCTTTTAAGAAGTCTACCAGCTAAATCTTTTGTACTCCATCTAGTCATTACTAAAACGATGGTGCCGCCGGGCTGCAATCTTTGGCGTGGTCCAGATGTGTACCACTCCCAAGCTGCATCCATTGCAGTCGGCGACATAGCATCTTGTTCTGAGTGTGGGTCGTCAATAATTAGTAAGTCAGCACCACGACCTGTAATAGCACCACCAACGCCTGAGTAGAACGCTTCTCCTCCATCGTCTGTAGTCCATCTACCTGCTGATTTATTGTCTCCTGATAAGCTTATGTCAGGAAAAATTGTTTGATATTCCTCGCTATCGATTATATTTCTTACTCTTCTGCCAAACCTAACTGCTAATTCTGCTGTGTGCGTTGCTTGAATTATTTTTAGACTTGGATTTAAACCCATCATCCAAGCTGGAAAATAAGTAGATGCAAACTCTGATTTTGTATGTCTTGGTGGCAACATAACCATAAGCCTTTTACATTTACCATTTGCTATACGATTTAATTTTTTGGCTAGAATTTTATGATGCCTTCCCATGATAAAGCCGTCCCATTGATACTTTACAAATTCTAAAAAATCTTTTTTACATTTGTCTCTAGCGTTAAGATTTTTCCATTTATCAATTAATGTTAAGGCTTCTACTTGTTCGTCCTTAGATAAAGCATCAAATGATTTTATTTTGCTTAGGTCTAACATTAGGTGGAGAGCCAAGAAGTTTTAAAGGACATATTTGACTCTCCCAACATGCCGTAAGGAAGAGAGGAGATTCGAACATCCGCTACAGGCATGTCTCTTAGACTTTACCCCATTCTTGTCCTTGGAACAATAACGCTTCTGCTTTTCTTCTTTTTTTAAGGCCTTCATTAGGCACTCCATTAACTTTGTTCCATCTTTGTATTTGATTAGGTACATCATCCCACATTTTATTGTTTAGTCTATTTAGCAAAGTGCTTGCAGATAAGTTTGTAGGACCTAGGTTAAATACCCACGATACCAAAGCATCAAACTCATTTTGTTTTAAGTCTGAAGTTACCATATCGTTGATATAACCTTCGTATTCTTCAAGCTCATGAGCAAGTAAATCTTCTGCTTCTTGTTTTGTAATTGTCATACCGTCTTGTACAGGACTACCATCAATAAGCTTTAAACTACCATACCCTATGGTTGGCTTATTTGCTGGGCATCTGTAAGAAACGACCATGCCGTCTTCCATGGGACAACCTTCAAAATGTTTTATTAAATCAATACCTTCTTTTGATATTTTCAAGCTAGTCTCCTTTTTCAGGAGAGTGAGATGCTCCAAAATAGAACGAAATAATTGCACTAGCTAATCCTCCAAGATAACCTAACACTAAGTTAATTAAGGCTTCAGAGTTTTGTTCAGGTGGTTGTAGTGTTACTAAAAATATGTAGCCTAAAAAACCGCCTATTGTAAATAATCCTATAATTCTTGCAGTCCAATCTTTACTAAACATGCCTCTAGCATGTTGTTTGTCTTGTGTTTCTAGCTTAAATACATCTACATCAAGCTCTTTCATTTGAACCTCAAACTCTTGTTCTGCTTTTTTAAGCTCTAACATTTGTTCAGGTGTAGCATTTTGCATAGCTTGTTGTATAGATTTTTGGTCATTAGATACACCAAGAACTTGTGCTATTTTGCCCATAGCCATATTGCCTAACGGACCGCCCATAGCTGAACCTAATGTCGGAGCCACAGCACCAACTATATTTTTTAGTAATCCTTTCATATTAATATGCTCGTTAAGACTGCTATACCTATCGCACCAAGAAAGCCAAACAGACCAAAGGTAGTGGCTTTGATTGTTGAATTGATAAGAGTTATTTCTTGTTTTATGTCAGAAAACTCGTTAAATGCTGTTTTCCAACGCTCGTGAGATATTGTTTCTAACTTTGTAAGTCTTTCTGCAACATCATTAACTGTCATTTTTTTATTAACCATAATTTTTATATAGTAAAAATTTTCAGAGGTTTACTTTTGCCTTTAACCTTTATTGGCTTTAATGATTTTAACTTATAATTAACACTTTGTGCAGTATTTTCTCCAATAAGTATATCTACGCCAACTTCTTTTGTTGCAGACTCTAGTCTAGCTGCCGTGTTTACAGCATCGCCAATGGCTGAATAGTCAAACCGGGTGTCGCTACCTACATTTGCTATAACTGCTTTACCTGTATTAACGCCCACGCCAATAGCTATTTTATGTGGCAGTTCTTTATTAAGTTCTTTTATAGCTTTTTGCATTTCTATTGCAGTTTTTACAGCAAGTTCTTCATGGTTTTCTAGGTCTAGTGGCGCATTGAATATAGCCATACAAGCATCGCCTATAAATTTATCCACCATGCCGCCATTTTTTTGTACACAATCAACTTGTACTGTTAAAGCCTTGTTCATTATGTCTGTAACTTCTTCTGGTTCTAGTTTTTCTGACAAAGAAGTAAAGCCACGCACATCAGTGAAGAGAAAAGAGCAAAGCCTTCTTGAACCGCCTAGCTTCAACAATTCAGGATTGTCTTGTAGTCTTTTTACTTGTCTTGGGTCTAAGTAATGCTCAAACTGTTTTTTGATTTGTAGTCGTAATTTAAACTGTTGTCTAAATCTTAGATAAAAAGCTATGGCTCCTGTAATAAAACTTGCGACTAATGTCCACGTTATATCTATTAATAATCCATCTTGTATAAGCCAATAACCACCATAAGCTAAAGCTGTTGTAAAAATAGCATAGCTTATTACGCCTAGTGTCATGCCTAACAGATGTATTAAAAACCATGTGGCTGTAACTGATATTATAAAAATACCCATTTCTGCGGCTAAAGACCAATCTGGTATGTAGGGCGAATCTTGTATTAATATAGATTC